AAAATGAATTGCACAATATAAATAAAGTAAAAGTTGCGATTAAACGAAGCATCATTCCTAGTAGTATTTAATTGTCTTTAAGTTGAAGAATGCAAAATCAATTTTTTTAAGAAATTTAAACGGTTAATAGTTCTCTTTGAATAATCTCTTTCAAATTTACATTTAACGATCCGGTCAGGTCTTGTCCGGAATAGTCTTTATTTTCGTCTTCTCCAACAAAAAAGACGTTTTCTTCACTCTCTTCTTCACGCATAACAACTTCTAGTAGTTTTTTATTCGTTTCCATGGTAAAAGACTGGAGTTGTAATAATAAATCCTTTACTTGAGTTAATTCTGCTTTTAAAACAGAGACTTCTTCTGAAACTGGATTGCTTGAAGTTACTTGACGACCTCTCTCTAAGGCGTCCAAACGCGAAACAATATTATTGAAAACTCCGCTATCTACCATTCTGGAACTGTCGTTCTTTTCACCAGTTAAATTCTTTTCGCCAGTTAAATTCTTTTCGCCAGTTAAATTCTTTTCACCAATTAAATTATCATGCTCAACCTTTTGCACAAATGACTCCACGCGACCGAGACGAAGCGTAATCAATGAAATCGCGCTTTGAATTGTCATGGGTTTTGGTTGTTCGACGTTCATTGGGGGTTGTTGCCCGGGTCTCAACGGGGGTCTCGGAGGAGCTTGTATTTCAGGACCTCCTCCAGCACGTCTATTTCTAGCAGCAGCATTTGCACGATTACCACTCATTATATCTAATTTATATATTGTTTTCTAAAGCTTAACGCACCAAATTTTATACGGAATTGAATATTTAATAAAATGCGACACCTTTTTTACGCCTAAACTACTTATATATATTTGGATTTTGGATTTTGGATTTTGGCTTTTGGATTTTGGATTTTATTTTTTTAAAAATTGAACACCGTTCTATTAATAATTTGAAAATTAACTCGTACATATATGACACACACAATTAGCATAACATGCTCTATAGAACAAATGGACAAGGGACAAGACCAGACATATTCTGGAGTCTTTCAAGATGAGGAAACCGGAGAAGAGGGTTATTGGGGATTAATTACCGACGGACACGGTACAAATAAATGTATAGAATTTCTTAGGTCAATTCCCCAAGAGACATTGAACGGGATTGTTGGTTCTAAAACGCCCGTCGAAAACCTGGCATCACATATAAATAGAAATATTACTATTCATACGAATGAAAGCTCGGGTGCAACCATGTGTCTTGTAAAAATATATAAAGATCGTATCATGGTAATAAATTGTGGCGACTCGCAAGCATGTGTCTATAAAAACGGCGAGCAAGTTTTCTTGTCATATGAGCACAATTATTATAATGAAAAAGAAAGACAACGTTTGGAAAAAATGAGTACAAAATATCAAAACTCCAACAATATCGAAGTTATTACCGAAACAAAACTATGCGGGGTTCCGTCACACTACGCGCTCTTTCCTCCGAATCTTGCTCTGGCGAGCACACAGGCACTAGGTCATAACGGTCGAACTGGATATGCACCTGATATTACTGTGATTTCTTATGAAACCGGCGATTCTTTGCAGGTAATAATTGGATCAGATGGATTTTGGGATATGATTCTTAAAGGAAATATTTCAGAGATGAATTCCTTTGCATCGAAAACGGGGGAACAGCTTGTACAGTTTGCAGTGGGAAGATGGTTGCAAGAATGGGAAATGTACATAGACAAGACGACCACAGTTTTTGAAAAATGCGCCTTTGATCGAAATGAGTGTGATGATGTGTCTATCGTGAAAATTGATATAACACCCACTTAATATTCAAACCAAAATATTGTAGAAGTTATATAATAAGAAACATTTAATACAAATTGTTTTCTCAGTTTAGCGATATTTAATTTCTTTTTATAAAACATATGGACAGTTCAAATTCATCAAATGAGGGATTTTTTAAATATGTGTTTAATTTTGATGATGACACAAAATCAGAATTATTGAATATAATGCAGTTTTCGGTCATTTCGTTGATACCTGTTGTTATTTTGAATAAGGCAATGCAAAAATATGTTCCCGAAGCCGATGAACAAAAGGGAAGTTTAGAGATTTTAGCAGAAATTTTATTACAGACCTTTGTCATTTTTGTTGGAATTTTTTTTATCAAACGTTTAGTTACTTTTGTGCCAACCTATAGCGGAATAAAATATCCAGATTTTAGTGTTGTAAATATTGTAGTTGTCGCACTAGTTATTTTGTTGAGTCTTCAAACAAAACTTGGCGAAAAAGTTACCATATTATGGGATCGTATTGTGGAATTGTGGGAAGGAAGTGTAAATAAAAAAACAAAAACGAAGGAAAATAGCTCAATAAAAGTAATTCAGCCTATATCTCAAACGCAAAACTCGCAACAGATGGCAATTACTCAATCACTTTATAATCAACCAACCAAGTTGCCAGACTACAATTCTACATATGTGAATGCAAATGATGCAAGCGCACTTATTGGAAACACAACTCCTGGAATGGAGTCGATGATGAACATGCCGCAAGGCGGATTCCAAGAACCCATGGCGGCGAACTCTGTTCTAGGTGGTGGATCATTCGGGTCTAATTTCTAAACAGAAAAATAAATAAGAAAATACAATATTAGAAATAGTATTACTAGATTATATAACAACAATCTAGTTATAATGGATGTGCAACAGCTCTTGAAAGCATTAGAAAACGAAGATAATGGAAAACTTATGAATATGACATCGGAAAAAATAAAAAGGCTGAATTTTGAGGTGCTAAAAGAATTACATTTATCCAAAGAAATTCTTGTCGATTATATGAAGAAGTTGAATGGTTACATTTATGTAGAAGAAGTGCAAGATTTAAAAAATGGGAGCTTTATTCGATGGATCAATATTAAAGATCCGGAAAATTTATATTTAACTAGTGGTGGAATTATCAGCGAAATTAAAATTGCCAACGATGGCATTAATATAGTGTGTAAAAGTTTTTCAAAACGGCATTATCAGATACAAATGGAACATTCACTTTTGTTTCAGAAACTTACCGGACAAGAGCAAGTTCTTCTTTCTGCGTTAGATCACTTGGCGAAATAAACTTATTGTTCTGTTTGTAACTTATACTTTTTTCTGTACTTTTTTCCATCTTTTCCGCACAGTTCCTCGTATGATCTTGAGGTAGAACAAAAATGATAAGTTTTTTCTTTGTTTCCAGTTACTAAATAACTAATTTTATCTTCATTTATTATAGGTATCGCGAGGCACTTTGCGTAAAGGTTTTCTCCGTTTTTGTTTTTCAAAAAATATTGACAATTAACACATAGTTTATTTGAACACATCGAGAGTACTATTGTGCAAGGTGAAAAAAAGAGTAGAGAAAATAATAGTTTCCAAACCATCTACTATTATTTTCTATTATGTTTTTAAGTGGTAATCCACTGTGAAGTTAGAACTTTTTTAACGCTTTCGAGTGCTCCTTCTACCCAACCCTGATGTAACGCGACCATTTCTCCCACGACAAGAATACCCTTTTCTGGATTTTGTGCATCTTTTATAAACTCTGATCGATTATAGTATTCTGACGCCAATGGTTTGAAATAATGGGTTCCTACATCCCAATATGCGTCTTTCATTCCCAATAAATACAACGGCTTATCATTTGGTATTCCGAGAGAAACTCGTAACAATCGTTCAAAATAATTGCGGTTTTCCGCAGTATTTTCTAAATGTGGCTTTAGGCGTTTTGCGCTACCATTATCCGAGTATGCAATCATATAAATTCCCTTTTTCGGATTCATGGGAATAATTTTTTGCAAAGGTGCCTTTACTACGGTAGAGCTTTGGACATACTCCATCATTGTAGGAATAGAATCTTTAGAGAATTTTCCATAAACGCGCAAAAAAGGTTGTCCTCCGATATCTTTGTAAATTTGATCTTTAGGTATTAGCATTTTTACCGAGTCTATAGTTGTCGCAATAATTATTTTTTTTGTACGATACATTCTTCCTTTTTCTTTTTCCACAAATACTACAAATTCACTTTCTTTTTCTTTTTCTTTTTCTTTTTCTTTTTCTTTTTCTTTTTGAATTTTAACAACTTTACTAGAAGTTTTAATATTTTCTTGTCCAACCTGTTTTACGAGGGCATCCGTCAGTTCAGACCAAGATATAGAAAGTCCGGTAAAATCATCATAATTATCGTCAAATCCGTAATTGTACAAGGTATCATAGGAATCCTCTTTTTCGTAATCACTGTAGCTGGAACAGGTTACAAATACTGTATAAGCTTCCTTACCCAAAATAGATATGGCAAATTGTTCAAATGTTTTCCCTATGGAATATTTCGGATGTGCTCGTTTCAATGCTTCAAAAACATGTTTCACACGACATTGTCCTTCAAGTGTTCTAGAATACTTGTGAGTTATCGGAAATTCACTAAACTTCACATGTAAATCATGTAACGGCTGAATAAGTAATTTATCTTTACGTTTTCTCCCAATTCCTGCTCCAGTAACAACGGAAGTATCGTAAAACTTCATTTCGCCCATTCTTCCACCTATCCATTTTTTAGGAGACGATTCCAAGATAAGAAATCGCGTTTTAGGTGACAGTTTTTTTATATTGTATGCAGAATACAGGCCAGCTATGCCCGCTCCAACAATGATGATATCATAGTTTTGCATTATATATAAATAGACAAAATAATTATTTATATGCACTTCATATATCTTTTTTAATTTTACTTTAATTTTCTTTTAACAGACAAATTTTTTTTAATTTTTGTTATATTATTAATTTTTCTCTTTTTTTTGCAGGTAAAGTTTCCGCGCTTCATGCCTTTTCTGTTTAATACCGCATTTGTGCAAATACCGATGGCGCGAGATTCTTCTCCGTAAGGTGAAACCTTTTTAATACAGGTACATAATTTATCAGCAAGAATTTTTTCTGCAGATTTTTTCAATAATCTTTCGGTTTTGGGTATAGGCTGATTATAAAAATCTAAAATTTTTTTATAATCGGAATTTGACAACTCCATTAATACTTGTATTATACGAATATTTTATTTTGATAACTTTATTTCTTAAATTTTATATATTAGAAAAATATATGCAAAACCAAGTAAAAATTGTAGTATTTGACCTTGACGAAACATTAGGATATTTTGTAGAGTTTGGTATTTTTTGGGAAGCATTAAATAATTATTTCAAGAGAAAGACGAATTCGCACCCGCTAGATCAAATAGAATTCAATGAAATCTTGGATTTATATCCAGAATTTATTCGTCCGAACATATTTTCTATATTAAAGTATTTAAAGCATAAGATGATGAGTCACGAGTTAAAGGGTGTAATGATTTATACAAATAATCAAGGTCCAAAAGCTTGGGTAAATTTCATAAAAAATTACTTTGAACAAAAAATAAACTACTTTCTTTTTATTCACATTATTGCGGCATTTAAAGTAAATGGGCGACAACTTGAAATGTGTAGAACTACACACGAGAAAACATTGAACGATTTTTTCCGATGCACTAAACTTCCAGAAGATACACAAATATGTTTCCTAGACGATACATATTATCCAAGTATGAATGGGAACAATGTGTATTATATTAAAGTTCGACCGTATGCTTATGATTTACCATTTGAAACAGTTGTCAAACGTTTTATAGAAAGCGAGACAGGGAAGAAATTTTTAACGGATGAAAAAATGATAGAGTCGTTTTATAATTATATTTTATCATATATGCTCCAATTTCAATTCTTATATATAAATAAGAGTAGCCAAGAATACGAGATTGATAAAATAGTTACCAAAAAAACAATGGTCCATTTACAAACTTTTTTTGACAAGAATAAAACATATCCTATGTTAAAACACAAAGTAAAATATACAAGTCGGTCGAAAACGTTAAAAAATAGAACATTGCGAAAAATGTGAAAAAATGTAAAAATTTTATAAATCAATCAAATTGAGTAAAACTTTTGCATAATTTTGAACAATTTCATTAATGACTGTTGTTGTTATTAAAAATATTCCTGCGCTGAAAGCAATTTTACGATCTAATTCATTGAAAACGATTTTATTAAATGGATTAAATCGATACAACAAAAATAATGATACATATATTTTTGCAAAATAATCAAGTTTATCTAAATCGTCTGGAGATACGATTTTAATCCCTATCGCGAGACTAATGTAAGAAATATAACTTATAATAATAAAAATTGTAAATGCGTGATTTTGCACGTGATAAAACGCGTTGTGTGTCATTATTATATATTCAATATATAATAAAACAAGAATTATTTTGAATTATAAATATGCAGTGTTCTTGCACTTGCATCCTCGGCATCTACATAACGGGGCATCCAGAAATAAGGGACCACGTTCCCCAAGGAAGGATAAAAAGATTCAAATAAATTCCGATAATACTTTTTTTCCAGAGTGTCCGTTTTTACTTTCTCTGGTATATCTGTTGGTACTTGAAAGTTGTTATCTGAAAGACCCTTCACATGATCTTGAATAATTTCGTACAATGATCGAGTCATTTTGGTAACACCGTCGGAAAAAGCTTCCTTTTTTCTCCACAAAATATTTTGCGGCAATAATTTGTCTCCTTGACAATTAGAATAATATTTTTCACTAAATGCAGTTCTCAAAAGAAATTTTTCGCATTGATTATTTCCCGGATGAAATCTCAACTGTGGATGAATACTCAAATAATATTGAACCCATGTTCTATCCAAAAACGGAGTTCTCGGTTCTAAACCATGACTGGAAATGCACTTATCAGATCGCAGCACATCAAACGCGTGAATATCTTTTAATAGACGACGACATTCCTTATCAAATTCAAGTGCATCAGGAGCGGCGTGCATGTACAAATATCCTCCACACAATTCATCTGATCCGTCTCCATTAAAAATGACCTTTGCATCGCTATTCTGGGAAATATACTTACCTAGCAAATAATTACCAATACTTGCTCTCACGGTAGTAGTATCATAACTTTCTATAGCCTGAATAACTTCTGGGATTGCCTCTAGAAAATCTGACTCGGTCATGATGATTTCGGTATGGTTTGTTTCAAGGTAATCTGCCACAATACGCGCGTATTTTAGATCCTCTGATCCGGCAAGACCGATACTATAAGTTTCCAACTGTTTTTCTGGAGAAATTTCTTTTACTAATGCAGTGATTAAACTGCTGTCCAGCCCACCCGATAAAAGACAGGCAATCGGACGTTCCGTAACAAGGACTCGCTTTTTAACCGCATTGAATAAATGCGTTTGAATTCCTTGAATTGCAATTAGCATGTCATTTTCTGAACGAAACATAGTCGAGTTGAATCCGCGCGAATGATACACCATATTTTTTATTTCCGGCTTCCACTGAGTCATAGTTTTCGGCGGAAGAATATAAGTCGAATAAGTGCCCGGTTCAAAATGTTCGATTGTATAATCTTTTGTGCAAAACTTTTCCAAAACTTTCAT